GGAGAAGGAGGAGGTATTCCTGCCTTTGGTGGGGGTGAAGCTACTGTAGGTGGGGAAGTACCAGGTGCAGAAGCAGGTGTAGAGGCTGCTCCTCCAGAAGGTCCTCCACCAGCAGGTGGTGCTCCCGCAGCTGTATAATAAATAACATATATGGCTGTATGTGAAGTAAAACCTGTCTCAGCATTTCAATCTACTAATCTAAACAATAAGATTGAAACCTTTACTGATTTATCTGAGAGAATTAGTAGATCATTAGGAGCTCCTCTGATCACACTAGAAATTCATAGAGATCAATTATTTCAAAACATACAGATAGCTATTGAATACTTTACTAAGTATGCAGGGTTCACAAAGGAATATCTTATCTTCGACTCTAATTTATATGAGAGAAATAAAGGCATAAGGTTAGATGTATTATACACTCTTGCAAATACTAATCTGACAGAGGCAAATAAAGTAGCCACGTCAGGACCATGGCCTGGAGCCGATTTTACTGTAACTAATGCACCTGCTGTTTTTGTAGCTACTTCCGCTATACCTGTTTCTTTCTTTGCTGGATCCTCTTCACTATCAGCACTTTATACATCAGGTATTTATGAGTTAGAAGTACTTGATCAGTCGCTTTATAGCTCTCTTACTACATATAATCCAAGTGTATCAGGATCTTTTAAACAGAGTATAAGAAAAACAGAAACTCTTCAATCTGAACCAACTACAGCATATCAATACTCTAATGTTTATGACTATGATGTAATGGATTACAGAAAGGTTATAGCAGTAACAGACTTTGAAGAGGGTTCAAATAATGGTATTAACACTCTTTTTACATTAGAACAAACACTAGCTCAACAAACATACTTCTCTTATGCACTAGGTAATTATGGCTTTGACCTTGTTTCTTGGTATACTCTTAAGGAGTGGATGAAGACAAGAGAAAAAGTATTAGCAACTAGAAAAGACTTTAAGTTTGATGAGAGAACTCAGTATCTACAAATGTATCCACAGCCAGGTAGTAATAGATACTACGGTGTAATCTCTTGTTATGTTGAAAGACCTATTAGAGATGTAATCAAAGAACAGTGGGTATATGAATATGCTGTTGCTCTTTCTAAGATTATTATTGGTAGAGTGAGAGGTAAGTTTACAGGTGTTAACTTATTAGGTGGTGGAGTACTAAATGCTGCTATTCTGGAAGAAGGTCTTAGAGAAAAGAAAGAGTTAGAAGAGAAGTTACTTACAGGTGCAGCAGCAGGCTTCGGCGATGCTGACCCCGTTCTATTCTTTATTGGCTAATGAATCTTCAAAAGAATTCCAAGTATAGACAAGGTGTATTTGTACCTAAGAATGCAGATAAGTTTGTAGGTACCAAAGCTATATACAGGTCAGGACTTGAGTTAAAATTTATGAGATTTTGCGATAATAATCCTAATGTCATAAAATGGGGAAGTGAAAATGTAGTTATACCCTACATAAGTCCTTTAGATGGTAGAGCTCATAGATATTTTGTAGATAATTTTGTAATTATAAAAGAAGGTGAAAAAATTGGTAAATATCTTATAGAGATAAAACCATCTAAACAAACTCAACCGCCTCAAACTAAATATAAAAAGAGAGAACACCTTCTATATGAACAGTCTATGTATGCTGTTAATAATGCTAAATGGATAGCAGCTAGAGAATTTTGTAAAAAGAAAGGGCTTCAGTTCTTAATTTTAACAGAAAAAGACCTTAAATAGTGTAATTTTTTAAAAATGGCATAAATATAATATATGCTAAGACTTAATCTTTTAGTTGAGAAACCCGCTATTGACGATCAGTTTGAATATGTAGTGGAAGAGTCAAATAGAAATTCACCATCAACTCTTTTCATCAAGGGCCCGTATATGATGGCTGAAGGAGTTAATAAAAATAAAAGACTTTACCCTATTGATGAGCTAAGAAGAGAAGTCCAGCGTTATACGGAGGAAATGATTCAGCCAGGTAGAGCTATGGGTGAACTAAATCACCCTGCAACCGCTGATGTTGATCTTGAGAGAGCTTGCCATATGGTTACAGAAATGTATGAAGATAATAATGTCTTCTATGGTAAGTCGAAGGTACTTACTACGCCTTGTGGTTTAATTGTCAGATCATTAATTAATGATGGTGTAAAGGTAGGTATGTCATCAAGAGCTCTTGGTACTTTGGAAGAGGGTTCTAATCACAATACTGTTAGAAACCTTAAGTTAGTAGCTGTTGATTGTGTTGCTGACCCTTCATTTCCTAAAGCTTTTGTAAATGGTATTTTAGAATCTAAGCAGTGGGTTGTTGCTGAAAATGGTAAGTTTGAAGAGGTTTATGAGAACTTTGAAAAATCCATAACTACACTTCCTAAAAGAGATTTAGATTCTTTCTTAAGAGAACATATCTTAAAATTCCTCTCTAAGATATAAATAATAGTATGGCAAAGACCAAGAGAGCTAAAAAAGATTATGATAAAGATGGAGTAGTAGAAACTCCAGAGCAGGAATATACAGGCGTTAAAGACAAAGCTATTAAAAATGCTATGGGTAAAAAGAAGCCTGCAAAAAAAGCTGCTAAAAAGAAAGTAGTTAAAGAATCATCTAATATTAGAGCTTTTATTACAGCAATTTCTACCAAAAAATATGCTGAAGCTAATAAATATTTAAAGGCAGTTATTGAAGATAAGATCAAGAATCGTATCGATCAAGCTGTTAACAATCCTCTTTTCTAACCTATGAAAGTAAACAACTTACTACCGGAAAACGCTAAAGAGATTCTTACAGAAGAATCCCTTCAAACCATTGAAGAAGCCTTCAGTGAAAAGCTAAAGTTAACAGTTGAATCAGCTCTTGCTCAACAAGATGAGCTTTATGCAGAAAAACTTCAACAACTTATTAGTGCTATCGATAAAGATCACACTTCCAAGCTTAAAGCAGTAGTTGAAGCTATTGATAAAAACAACGCTCAAAAGCTTATTAATGTAGTTAATAAGTATGAAGCTGCTATAAATGAAGAAGCTAGCTCTTTCAAAACTACCTTAGTTGAATCTATTTCAGAATACCTTGAAGAGTTTCTTGACGAAGCTATTCCAGTTCAAGCAATTGAAGAAGCTACTAAGAATAGAACTGCTCGTGAAGTACTAAGCAATCTTAGACGTGTACTTGCAGTTGATTCAGCTCTTATGAGTGAGTCTGTCAAAGAAGGTGTTGTTGATGCTAAGAATCAAATTGACGTTCTTTCAGAGCAAGTTGAAAAGCTTAGTCAAGAAAACAAACTTCTCAAAGAGCACTATACCAAGACAAAGACAGCTCTTATTCTTGAAGAAAAGACTAAAGATCTTTCTGAGAAGAGAAGAGAGTATATTAAGAGAGTTTTAGGTGATAAGTCACCTAAGTTTATTGAAGAAAATTTTGATTACACCCTTAGATTGTTCGATAAGAAAGAACAAGAAAGAATTGAAGTAATTAAAGAACAGGCATTTACAAACCGCAAAGTTAAAGCAGATGCACCTGTAATCAGAGAATCTACCATTCAAAAGCCATCAGTTAACCCATACGTTGCTGAGCTTGATAGAATGAAATAATTTCACCCTGAACAATGAGGTTCTAGTAACCTGAGATATATATAGAAAGGAAATAAAGCAAATATGAAAATTCGTCCAACTCAATCATTCGTAGATAGAAACAGAGCTGAAGCACTTCTTGAAAAGTGGGCTCCAGTTCTTAACTATTCTTCCGACTCGGTTAAGGCAATTAACGATGAGCACACCCGCTTAAACACCGCTATTCTTCTTGAGAACCAAGAGCAATGGTGTGTGACCGAAGCTAATACAGCTGGTATCGGTGGTGCTTTCGGTAATGCAGCAGGTGGTCAATATAGTCCTCAAGCTGGTACCATCAATTCTGGTGATACATACGCTCCTGGAGATTCGAGACTTCCTAAGATCCTTATCCCGATGATTAGACGTACTTTCCCTGAGCTTATCTCCAACGAAATCGTAGGCGTTCAACCAATGTCAGGTCCAGTAGGACTTGCATTTGCTCTTCGTTATACCTATCAGTCCCAAAACCTTGGTAATGGCGCTGACGGTACCAGCGGTCCTATCGGCGCAACCACAACTGGCCCAGGTAATCCTGTTAATGTCAATGCTGGTTACGACGGTACACTCACTGGTGCAAACGGCAGAGAGCTTGGTTATCAGTTCCTCGACACCCGCTTCACTGGTTCGTCTTCTTCAAGACTTTCCGGTGCTACAGGTGTTTGGACATTCGCACAACAAGATCAGGGCGTTGCTCAGATCTTATCAGCGTTTGAAATCACTGGTAACATTCCACAGGTTGAAGTCAAGTTCGAAAAGACAGCTGTTGAAGCTGGTACTCGTAGACTTGGCGCACGCTGGTCCGTTGAACTCGAGCAAGACCTTAAGAACATGAACGGTATCGATATCGATGCTGAGATCACAAACGCTATGTCGTATGAGATCCAAGCTGAGATCGACCGTGAAATGATCGTTAGAATGATCCAAGCTGCCCTTAACGCAGGTTATGGTGCTGGTTATTCTATCTGGACTCCTGCTTCAGCAGACGGCCGCTGGCTCGTTGAGAGAAATAGAGACTTCTATCAGAAGCTTATCATTGAAGCAAACAGAATCGCTGTTCGTAACAGACGCGGTGCTGCTAACTTCATCGTTGCAACCCCACGTGTTTGCGCGATTCTTGAAATGCTTCCTGAATTCCAATGGGTACCTGTACAAGGCGACGTATCAACTCAACCAGTTGGTATCGCTAAGGTAGGTGCTGTTGGTGGTAGATTCTCGGTGTACCGCGATACACGTACCGAAGTACAAAATACCGGTGTTTATGGTAACCAAAACTACACAGTTTCAGGTACCTATACCTCTGGTGTTGAGTACGCTCTCCTTGGTTACAAGGGTTCAGAGTTCTACGATACAGGTATCATCTACTGCCCGTACATTCCGATCATGGTTCAAAGAACAATTGGTCCGAACGACTTCGCACCACGTGTAGGCTTGCTTACTCGTTATGGTGTCGTTGACAACATCTTCGGTGCTAATCTGTACTACCACGTTGTTATTGTTCAGGGCTTAGGTCAAGCGTTTACACCAGCTAATCAGAGCGTGTACTTCTGATCCTAAGAGGATAGCTAATAATTCTGAACTGGGGGAGCCGAAGATCCCCCAGTTCTTTTTTTATATTTTTAACCAAAAAGGAATAAATATTAATATGCCAATTATTAATTTTAATAGCCAAGTTCTTTCAGCATTCGGTCTTCCACCGGTAAGCCTTTCATTCTCCCTCTCTGGTGGATCTGGTACACCGAAGACAGTTGAGCTTCTTACAGTTGGTACTATAGGCGGTAAACAAGTTGAAGGTGTTGCTTTCAATGCTTTAACTTCACCAGCTTCTGGTACAGGTGTATGGTCTACATTATCCGCCGCTACCGGTACTTCCTTTAGAGTAGATAGAGCGTATGTTAATACCACAATGAGTATTGTCTTTACAGATGGTTCTTCTTCTATCTTCTCAGTTGTCACTGGAGCTTCTACAACAGTACAATCACTTACAGCAAATGGATTTGATTCAGTATTTCCTGAATCTAGAAGAAAGTGGATATTAGGCTACTATTAATAATAGATAACATATAAATGAAAAAAGAGCCAGACTTACATCTGGCTCTTTTCTTTTATACTATTCTATACGGTTTCTTATACGGGAGTTTCTTCAACAAGTGTCTCCGTAGAGCTGATAGGAGCTTCAATAGGGGTCTCGGTAATGACTGGTTCTTCTACAGGTGGTTGATTCTGCGCTGTAATCCAAGCTCTTAATGGTTCTACAGCAGCAAAGATAGCATCCATAGCAGCTTTTACCTCTGGTACTTCATCAATTGCTTGCCATAGCTTATCTGTAGCAATAGGTACCATATTAGCTCCTGATCCAATCTCTTTAGTATTGCTGTTATACGGTAATGTTTCTATTAGAATACGCCCACTATAAATAGACGGAGCGTGTATAATAGTATTATATAACCAGAGATGAGGATATGTTTTTTCCTCAGTAGCTGGAACGACTAGTGTTTCTGTATTTTGTAGTGGCATAATTTTAATTAATTTTGAAGAACTCTACTTTACCTTTAAGATCTATCTCCTGCTTACCATTAGCTTTCTCAATGACTATATTAGGTACATTATTTTTTATTAGAGAGATTTCTTCTAAAATAGACTGCTTTGAACTTTCAATAAGCTCGATAAGGTTCTCTTTATTTTGCTCAGTTAACTCATGAACCTCATTTGATACATTAGTTATTTTTTCACTATAGTATCTCTCAATGTTTGTTTCAACATCTTCTATTTTTTTATTAAGATTATCAACAGCGCTTTCTATAGAAGTTTCTAGAGCAGCTTTAATACTACCTACTCTACTAAGAGTATTGTTTATCTTTTTATCTACATTCTCTGAGAGATGTGAAGTTTTCTCTGCTAAGGCTTTTAAATCGGTATATATACTTTCTTTTTCTGCCTTTACATCATCTATTTCTGTTCCAATATTCTCTAACCTCTCTTTTATATCAACTAAATTTGAATCATCACTACCCTTCATATTCTTTAAGAATATATTAGGTATAGTGTTAGTAGTTAGATTTATAATTTTCTCGTTGACTAAGCTCTCAACATACTTTGTTTTATTTTCTATATCAGATGAAAGCTTATTTGTTGACTCTTCAACAGTGTTTTTTATAAATGAATATATCTCTTCTTTTTCATTTTCCGAATGCTGCTCTAAAAGCTCGTGTACTTCTTCTAATACTGGCTTAACAAATGTAGCATTGTCTTCGTTAAATAAGATTTCTATCACACCTCGACGCAAAGCAAACGGCGCGGTATACTCACCACCTTTAAACACCACAGGAATGTTTACAACAGGCATTCCCTTATGATCAGATACCTTCTCCGCTATAAACTTTTTTCCATTTATTTCAAACTCAAAAACATCTACAAAAATTTCTTTGAAATTTCTAACGCCTAAAATGTTAATATTTGAGTCGGTAAAGGTAGACTCTACCTTTTCGCTAAACAGCTTCATCTAGTATATTTATTCTGGGCTCGCAGAAGTAAAGTAATTACTTATATCTAAACCAAAGTGATTACATGCTTCTTCAAGAGTATCAAACCAATACCA